TTACTGTAGATTATGCTGAAAGTGAAATAGCAGACGACCCTGCACAACATAAGCAAAGTCATGTTTTGCAGTTGTTACAAGCAGATGAATACACAGGTAATATAGTCGCTTTACCTAACAATAGGGTTCGAGTCACACACCCTGCTTGGTGGGTAACAGGTGAAGGACCGCCTGATTTTAAACCATCACATCACATACATTATTCAAAATCAGATTTGGATTACACACTAGACGTAAATCAAATTTTTGATAACATGTATGCGGAACCTGTTGAAAAGGAGAAATAATGGCCGTATCAGGTAGCACAGATTTTGAACTAGACGTTGCAGAATATATCGAAGAAGCTTTTGAGCGTTGTGGTATAGAGGTTAGAACGGGTTACGATTTAAAATCAGCCAGACGTTCTCTTAATCTCATGTTAGCAGAATGGGCTAATAGAGGTTTAAACCAATGGACAATATCTCAATCAACACAAGCTTTAACAAAAGGAACGGGTAATTATACTTTAGATTCTGGTGTTATCGACGTTTTATCTGTTGTGGTAAGAAGAGACGGAACAGATTTTTCTTTGGACAGGATTAGTAGAGATACCTATCTTGCTATACCAACTAAAACAACAGAGGCTAGACCTTCACAATTTTTCTTGGATAGACAGATACAACCTGTTTTAAAACTTTGGCCTGTTCCAGAAAACTCAACAGATACTGTTATATTTGATGCTTTAACACGTATGGATGATGCAGATACTTACGTCAATACAGTAGATATGCCCTTTCGCTTTTTTCCTTGCCTAGCAGCAGGTCTTGCTTATTATATTTCGATTAAAAGGGCTCCAAATAAAACACAATTATTAAAAGCTGTTTATGAAGAGGAGTTTGAAAGGGCCATGACAGAAGATAGAGACAGAGCCTCTTTTAAAGTTGTACCACAATTTGAGTATTTTAGGGTAACTTAATGGCTAAATTTGGGCGAGGTAAACACTCCTATGCAATATCGGACAGGTCTGGATTTAGATACTTGTACCGCAATATGCGAAAAGAATGGAATGGTTTACTTGTTGGTCCAGATGAATTTGAAACTAAACAACCACAATTAGGACCTTTTAGGACAGTTTCTGATGCTCAAGCATTAAAGGACGCTAGACCACAAAACCCTGATTTAAATACGCCTTTTTTAGTAAAAACGACTAATGGTATATTTAGTGGAGCCAAAGCAGAATTACCATCTTCTATAGATAATTTAGAATCTTTAACTGCAAGTTTAGGCTCTGTGACAATACCTGATACCTCTCCAACTTTTGAAGCACAAAGTTATTCTATGACAGGAAGTGTGGGTTCCGTAGTAATTCTTGAAAATTCTGATATAAATGCTAATGTAACAGGCGTACAAGGAACAAGCTCTGTGGGAACAATAACCGTTTCAACCGCACCTTCTTTCGATAGTACATCAATTACGTTGGATTCAACAACTAATACATTTGATGAAGGGTAGAACATGGCAAAACAAAGTGTAGGAATAGGAAGTAGCGCCAACGATGGTACAGGAGACACTCTTAGGGCGGGTGCTGACAAAATTAATGATAATTTTACCGAAATTTATTCTGCTTTAGGAAATAGTTCTAATGTTTTAACTGATATTATTGATAGTGCAGGTCTTTTTGACGTTAGCTCTGGTGCAAATAAAATTGTATTTTATTACGCTAATTTAAGCGATTTACCAAGTGCAAGTACTTATCACGGGGCTGTAGGTCATGTTCATGGAACAGGGGGTTTATATTTTGCACATGGCGGGGCATGGATAAGATTAAATGATGAGACGACAGGTCCTGTTACTAAATACACGGCAGGAGTGGTTGGCTCTTCTGCATATACGTTTACAGGTCCAGGAGCCACCTCTGGAAATAATCCAAATTTTACTTTTTACAAAGGACACACCTATTTGATAGATAACTCTTCAAATGTTGGAAGTCATCCTTTAAAAATAAGAACTTCTTCAGGTGGATCTGATTTTACTACGGGTGTTACAGAAAATTACAATTCGACTACAGGATTAACACAATTTATTGTGCCACATGAGCCCTCTGATACCTCTTTAGTTTATCAGTGTTCAAATCATTCAAGCATGGTAGGAAACATAACGATAGTTTAAAAATGAGCTTTACACTTACAACATTAAGATCCTCTATACAGGATTATACAGAAAATACAGAAACTAGTTTTTTAAATAATTTAAGCACTTTTATTCAACTCGCTGAAGAAAGAATATTAAAAAGTGTACAATTAAATGTTTTTGAAAAAAATGTATCAGGCAGTATGACTTCAAGTAATCAGTACTTAGCCTGTCCAAGTGATTTTTTAGCTCCAAATTCTTTAACTATTACAAATAGTAGTAACTATACCTATTTACAATTTAAAGAAAAAGAGTTTGTACAATCATATACACCTAACCCCGCAACGACAGGCGTACCTAAATATTATGCCCAATTTGACGTAGATAATTTTGTCATAGCGCCTACACCCGATAGTGGTTATACTGTTGATTTAAGTTATTTTTATCGACCCGCTAGTATTACAAGTAGTGTGGTCACTTTTACTGTAACCAGTAGTGCTTCCTTTACTGTTGGAGAAACTATTACGGGTGGCACATCAGGTGCAACTACTACTGTTTCATCAAAGCCTTCTAGTACAACTATGGAGGTTATTGTTCCTTTAAATAGTTTTACTGCTTTAGAAACAATTACAGGTAGTAGTTCTGGTGCTTCTACCTCTTTAGTTTCATTTACTTCAGATACAACAGAAACTTGGTTAAGTACCAACGCTGAGATAGCTTTACTTTACGGATCTCTAATAGAATGTTATATTTACATGAAAGGTGATGCAGACGTAATGAATATGTATAACAGTCGTTTTGCGGAAGCCATAGGTAGATTAAAGAACTTAGGAGAAGCAAAAGAAGTGATTGATGAATATACAATGGGACCGATTAGAAAGGCGAGGACATAATGTTAACTGAATCGTTAGGTATGCCTAATAATTTTAAGGTAGATATACAAACCACCGATAATAGGGGTCAAACCCCTGAAGAAGTCGCAGAAAGATGTGTAAACAAATTAATAGGAATATCTAACAATGCACATCCTGCAATAAAAGAACAGGCTCATGCTTATCGCAAAGAAATGGAAAAAATTATTGCAATATACATGAGACAGGCTATTAAAAGTGATAGAACAACTGTTTATAACGCAATTAAAGACTCAGGAAACCCTAAACTAGCAGAATACATAAGGAGAATGTAATGGCATTTACTGGAAACTTTTTATGCACCTCTTTTAAAACCGAACTTTTAAAAGGTGTACACAATTTCACCGCGACAACGGGAAATACTTTTAACATAGCATTATATGACAATAGTGCGTCTTTTACCGCAGCTACTACTGCGTATACTTCAAGTAATGAAATAAGTGGTACAAACTACTCAGCTAAAGGGCAAGCTCTTAATCCAGTTACCCCTACAGCGAGTGGTACAACAGCTTTAGTTGATTTTGCAGATGAGGTATTTAGTAATGTTACTATAAGCGCTGTAAGAGGAGCTTTAATTTTTAATGAGACAGCTACAGGAGATCCTTCTGTTGCTGTATTAGATTTTGGTGCAGATAAGGCAGCCAGTAGTGGTGATTTTACCATTGTGTTTCCAACTGCTGATGCAAGTAATGCAATAATCAGGATTGCTTAATGTCAACAATCGTTGCATTTAAAGGATGGAATAGCTCTTTAACACCTTGGGGGTCTAGTACTTGGGGTGGTGAGGTTGCGTTCACGGGTGCAACGGCCTCTGTTGGTTCTATAGCAATTGATGCAGAGGGTAATGTAGGTGTTTTTGGTGTTGCGGGAACAGGAGCAGTAGGAACCGTAACAGTTAATTTTGACTTTGCAGTTAGTGTAACGGGCGTTGCGGGCACTTCTGCTATCGACACAGTAAATGCTATTGGTTTAGGTAATATTTCAGTAACGGGTGTTGCGGGTACAAGCGCCTTGGGTAACATTTTTGAAACTCAAAATGGTGTTGCGGGTACAAGCGCTGTTGGTACAGTTACTACAACGGGTTTTGCTAACATCTCTGTAACAGGGTTAGCAGGTACAACGTCTTTAGGTAATACGTTTGAAACTTTAAATGGCGTGGCAGGTACGAGCGCTATTGGTACAGTCACTACTACAGGCTTTGCTAATATCGATGTTACAGGCGTAGCGGGAACTATGGCTATTGGTAGAACGACAGAAACAATTTTACCAACTTGGGGCCAAATTATTCCAACACAGGACGCTAGTTATAGCACGGTCACGCCAAGTCAAACGCCTAGTTATAATACAATAACCCCAAGTCAAGATCCATCTTGGCTTGATAAAGCAGCATGAGGATATAAAAAATGCCAAGTACATATACAACCAACACAGGTATAGAAAAGATAGCCACAGGTGAGCAGTCGGGAACTTGGGGCAATACAACCAATACAAATTTAGATCTTATAGACCAGTCTACAAATGGTATTGTTGAAATTACGGTATCTAGCGCGGCTACCTCTGGATCGCCAAATAGCTTACCTATTACTAATGGAGCTTTATCAAATGGTAGAAACGTATACATTGAGTTTAAGGACGGTGGTGATTTAGGTGGCACTGTCTATTATCAACTTGATCCAAATGATGCAGAAAAAGTAGTTCATGTTAGAAATAATCTAACCAATCAAGCCCTAATATTATTTCAAGGAACTTATAATTCTAGCAATGATATTGAAATACCTAACGGTAAAGATATGGTTGTAAAGTTTGATGGAGCGGGGTCTGGTGCTACTGTTGAACAGGTTGATAAAAGTTTACATTTTACATCTTTATCTTCAAATACTGCGGGCACATCAAATTTTA